AGCTTCTGCAACTACAGTAACAGAACCAACGGATGCTGTGGCTTTAGGAAGGTCCGTTTGACCCCACGGCATATCGCCCCAACCGAAGCGGGACCAACCGCCAATTGGAACGATAATGTCTGCCATTAGGCTATCCGAATAATGGCGTTACTTGCGTCCGCTGCTGGGAATACAATCGTAAAGTCACCTGCGGTAGACGTTTTGTCGGCACCAAAGTCTAGCACCACAACCGATGGATCACCTGTTGCACTATCATTAAAGATTAACGCGCCACGGGCTGTAATCGTCGCCGTGCTAAATGTCAGATCAGCAAAGTCAGTAAACGCTGTTGTGCCACTTGACGTTGGGTCAACACGAGTAAGCGCACTACCCTTTGCACTGTATCCAGTTCCAGACACCTCGTTTGTTGCCGTGTATGCTGTTGTTGCCGCAGTAAAAGAGGCGCTATTGTCATACAAAGCAAGGTTAAAGGTGCTACCACCTGAGTTTTTAAAATTGTGAACAGCCTCAAGAAGCTCTTTCTTAAAGCTGGTACACATGAAATTACCTGTAAAGGCCATGTCACAGTCTCCTTATAAGTTCAGCAAGCTCGGGATGTCCTGCATCATTGATTGCGTTATACACCGTAGTTCTATCACTTTTTACTGCTTCGCGTAAGTAGAACTCGATTACTTTTGTGATATTGCGTTTATAAGCCAACGCTTGATCACGAATTGCAGGAGGGGCAGAATCCCCTACGGCAACTATTTTGTCTGCACATCTTTGCGCAACTTCTTCAGGGGTGAATCCACGATTATTTGTGGTTTGTACATCTACCTTAAAGTCTTCAGGCAAATCTATATTTAAGGCAGGTATCATGTTTTCTCCCTAAGAATAAGTCCAGTACGGTACGCATCAGTAACCTCTTGTGATTCGCCAAAGTTTTTGACGCGTGACAGAGCTTCAGTAAAGCGTTGCGTATAGTTTTGTATTAGATCACCTTCACCTTTCATAAACGTGTATGCTTCAATGAGGCTACCATATAGCAAAGCTACTGATGCGTTCGTGCTTAACCAAGATGTGTCGCTTCCCGCACCAGCCGTTAAAGATAACGGACGATAGAAATAATGAAGCTCAACAGCATAGTTAGAATCTGGAACTGGACCAAGAATAAAGTTATCAACATCAAATTGAGCATAATATCTTGGCACACCAGTAGCGCCACTAGGATTAAAAGATTGAACAAAATTTACATCTTTAAATAAAAGAAACTCTTTGTTGCTTCCGTTTGTAATACACAGACTAAAAGACGCTAAATAGTCTGAAGGAGCCGCAAGATACTTGTTACTTGCAGTCAAAGCACCTGTCGTATTTTTTCTAAATACTTCTAGCTGTGCAATCTTTAGAATACGTTCTTCAGCATTCTTGATGAAAGTATCAAGATTGTTCACAAAGGTTGTCTCTGTGTTTTCAGTGTAATCCTGAATGGCTTGTTTTAATTCATCATATGTAAAGCTCATGTAATCACCACTGTAACTTGGCCCACATAACCGATAGTATTCATTCTATTCTTCGGCGTTGGGAATATATTGTCACCCACGCTTACAGATACTGCACCAGCGTCAGGATCAGGTCGTGGATTGCGAAGTGCCTGCGCGTCAGGAACTGCGCGTAATGGCTCTAACTGAGGATGTTTTGGTTCCCACTCATCTCTACCAACAAGTAAACCATTCCATTCTTTACGCATGTCTTTCAGCCGATAGCGAAACCCTGATCGGTCAGAAATACCATATGCCCACTTACCTGTGGCATACTTAGACATAACGATAGTTCCTCAAATCTGGAGCTACGCGGAAAGACGCACGATCACGATCTTCATCCATAGCTCTGTTTATTTCTTCTTCATACAGTGCTTTTAGCATCTGCATACGATCTGGTGCGCGTTTCACGCTTATGTAATAGGCCAAACCTGCCGCTAATGCTGGGTAGAAACGGAATGGAACACCAAGAGTATTGGTGTAAGTATCAGCGTCATCCAGTCTTGTTAATGCGTCATAGATAATCACATCTGTACTGTTGTCTGGCAAAGGCCACATCTTCAATACAGGCGTGATTTGACGATCCACAAAGTATTGTGTGGGTCGAGCTTGTGTTGTTTTTGTTGGAATATTTAAATATTCATCACGACTAATACGATCCAAAGCATAATCAGTACCAGAACGACGAACAACCAAAGAAAGAATGTCAATTACGTCAGTCCCTAAATCATAATCACCGTCATTTGAGGTGACAGTAAATGTACGCTGTTCAATAGTCCACTGATTCAAACCACGATTAGCCCAATCAGCAAACATCAAATTCATAGATCGTTTAGCCGTTTTTAAGTCATATCCTGTGCGGACTTCCAAGCCGCAACGCTCAAAAGCCTCTTCGATGTAGTCAGCTACATCTAGTTCAAAGTCTGTTGAGCCTGATACGGTCATTTCTTCTTCCTTTTAAGCGACTTAACGCGCTTTGGCTTGCCTGCTGGCTGACCAAGACGCTTCTTTTGAGATATTCTACTACGCTTTTCCGCAGATGTCATCTCTGAAGCTGTCTTAGGTGTTTTTGAACTCACGCGTTTAGTTGGTCTGCAATAGGGTGTTCCTCTTTTCTCGCCCTTTTTACGCCCACAAGCCTTACCTGTTCGGACATCTTTCCAGTCTTCTTTAAACCATCTTTTGAGCGCAGCGCCCTTTTTTGTTTTCCGTACAGCCATTAGCTCATCGTCGTTACTTTGCGGCGACCTGACATTACCTGACCGCAGCCGTTTGCAATTACTTCGCCACCCTTCAGCATGCGCCGAACTGGACGCTTTCGATACTCGTTAGAAGGCATAATCACGCCTCCCATAGCCTTTTTTACAGGCTTTTTCTTGCTTTTGTTCCCCCAGTTTTTAGCACCTACTTTTCGGCATTTAGCGATTGCGCCGCTTGCGTATGCGCTTGGAAAAACCTTGTACCTTGCCTTTACCTTTCGATAACATGCGTCTTTTGGCATTTTTTCTCCTCTTCATTGGCGGCTTACTAACTTGCTGCGCCATTTGTGAGCGGCCTATAGCCATATTAACACTTCCAACGCTTACGCGCCTGCCTCAAACGACTATTAGGGTCTTTTGCCGCTTTCGGAAACTTTTTCATCTGACCTGCCGAACGAGCGCAGTAGGATTTGCGCCGCTTGGCGTCCTTGCTACCCTTTTTGACCTTACCAGTCACAGCAGTCTTTAATTTAGAGCCGGGATTTGCCTTTCTATACGCGGCAACGCCCTTTTTGGTCATGCCTGCACCAGATTTGGTTTTGCGGTAATTACCGCCCTTGCCAGTGGTTTTTCGTATCGGATTTTCTTTTTTACGAGCCATGTTACCTCTGCACAAATAAAGTTAGAGTTACATCACTAGGAATATTTCCAAAAAGCCCATTCTCAAAAATTATCCCATCACCCGGAATTTCCATTCCAAAAACGCCTTTTCCAGACTCATCTAACTCCAAAATAATAGTTCCAGACGCGGCAGAAGCATTGTCATAAACAATTGCTTGTCCTGTCGCGCCTGTATCATGATTTATAATAAAGCCCATCAAACGACCACGGCCTGAAGCAAACGATCCAGAATCGTGTCTGTGAACCGCTTTGACTTCATTCCCAGCCATTTTGACCCCTTATGACAAAAAGATTGTCAGTTCGTTGCTTGATCCCGTGAAAGCACTAACATACGCACCGCTTGTAGCGAGAATACCATCATCAGGGATGTTTAAGTGATGCATCCCTGTTGGAAAAGTTTGCGTAATCAATGTATCGCCCGAACCGCTACCATCTTTAATCGTAAAAGCACCCGCTGCGGCTGCATAAATTACAATTTGACGGATGCGAGAACGAGCAGGACCGACAACAGCCGCAGATGTACCCTGCGCCCAATTATATGCCTTTACTGGACCTGCCATAAAAGTCTCCTATTACGCTAAATTGTTATTTTGAGCGTATAGAATAGTAAAACGAACTAAACCCGCATTTGTTGCAGCCGAAGCAGTAACAGTCAAACGAATATCCGCTGTTCCTGTGTCTTGCCATGCCAACGCAGCACCCGCTTCCGTAGTTGGATATTTACGTCCCGCAGTTGTTCCGCTTGCAAAAGTGTTAAGGATTGTTGCCGCACCACCTACGGTATCACCAACACTCAAGTTGGTGCTAGTATTCGCGGCGGTGATTACATCAATTACACAGTCAATAATCTGAGAATTTGCAGGAATAACAACGTCAGTAACTGATGCCGCTAATGCGCCGCCAGATAAATCTGCTGAAAAAGTCTGCGTCATAACAACTTGACCGACATTCGCAATATCGGAGCCAAGAGTTGTACCTGTAGTATTTTTGATGGTTCCAGCCTTAATCGGACCAGAAAAAGTAGTAGTACCCATGTCAATCTCCTGTCTGGGTTAGTCAGTCACACCATGTGACTGTCAGGGATGTACACAGAATAACACAAAGACAGAAAAAAGAAAGGGGCCACCGAAGCAGCCCCAAAGTTTACAGGGAGGATAACCTCACTGTATCACATTTTATGCGCCCGGAGAACCGAATACTGCGCGTGGGTCGCTAAAGCCGAAGCTATAACGCTCACGAGCCTTGAAGCGCATGTTGCCTGTGTCAAAATCAGCTTCCATGTTTGTTCTCATTGGAGAACGCTCAAAGTGCTTGAATCCGTTAGGCGCATCAGTCTTGATGAAGAACGCATCTGGGTCAGTCAAGAAGTGGTTTACAGTGTAACCCTCTGGAACCATACCCATGTTACGAATCGCATTGATGTCATTGTCGGCTGTGCCAACACGCAATGTTGATTCCAACAAACGATCCGCAACGAATTGCAGTTGTGGTGGAATGATCAACTTGGTGCCACGAAGGGCAATGATCATGTTGCGTTCATCAACGAAGGTAGAGATGTCAATCAAAGCATTCTCAAGCGAAGTTTCGTTCAAGTCTGCTGCGGTTGACGGCTCATTGCGGAACGTACCACCACCAGCTAGTGGGTGATCAGTTGCACAAAGCTCTTTACCATCGCCACCTGCAAAGTTGCTGTCAAACGCGTTGTTTAAAACAGCAGCCGCTTTGACCTGCTTTGTGTGTGCCATAGAACGCGCAAGCGCCTTCGTATAACGCGCACCAAGACGATCATACAGGTTGTCTTCGATTGCTTCTTCAGTCAATGCGAACGCAAGCGCCACTGTTTCGTGTGAATAACGAGCAGTGTATGCTTCATTTGCATTGTCG